CTGTAACAGGTGCCAATTTGATATCTGCTAATAATATTGTAGCAAATAGTTGGTTGAACCTATATACAGCAAACGTAATAGAAACAGCAGGTAATTTGTATTTTACAAATGCAAGAGTAGTATCTGCTTTATCGACAGATGCAACTATCGTAATTGCGGCAAATGGTCAGATTAGATCTAATATTTCAACAGGTGCAGTATCATTAGCTGGATTTACAACTGCTAATTTAGCTGAAGGCGGGGCAAACCTATATTTCTCAAATGCAAGAGTACTTGCTTTAATAGGTGGTGCAGCTATATACAGACCTTATATAGCTACATTTAGGGGCAATTCTCAAGTAACAACTTTGAATCTTCCTGTTACTCCTGCAAATAATAACTATGTAACTGTTATTATTAATGGTGTAACACAATTATCCAATGCATATACTCTGAGTGGCAATGTAATTACCCTAAGTGGTGCTCCTGCAACAAATGCGGATATAGATGTTAGAATAGTAGAAGTAGGTCAGAATTTAACTAAAGATTTTAACAGTAGATTATTTTACGGTAATAGCGTAGCAAATACCACACTTATTAGTAGTAATTTTACAGATTCAAGTATTTTAGTATTTGAAAACGGCGTAGCCCAAGTTCCAGGAATAGATTACTCTGTAAACAATGGATTATTAAGATTTACAACTCCTCCAAGAACAGGTGTAACTGTAGAAATAAGAGAACTACCAACATTAAATGGTACAGGAACATATCTTGGTGGAAAAAATACTGAAGTTCTGCCTAACGGACAAATAAATAGTAATATAACTGTTGGACAAAATTTAACAATTTCGGCTAACGGACAAATTAACGCAACTGTGCAGGAACAGATACATCCGTTTCTGTTATCTCTATTATAAGGAAAATTAAATGGCGTATTCATATAAGGTTTTAGGGCAGGCAATGTCGGGGGCAAATGCAAACGTGGATTTGTATACTGTTCCCGCAGGTGCGAGCGCAATTATATCTACTCTAAATGTATGTAATCAATCGCAATCAAATGTCACATTTAGAATAGCTATTAGACCAGCAGGTGTAACAGGCGCATCCAAACACTACATTGTATATGATTCACCTATTCCTGCACAAGATACTATTGCACTATCATTGGGTATGTCTTTAGGTAATACTGATGTTATTACAGGATATTCATTTCAAGGCAATGTAAGTTTTGCAGTATTTGGTACGGAGATTACCTAATGGGGTTTAAGTTAGGTTCTGCTAGAAGGGGTTCGTCATCTAGATTAAACGCCCAAGCTAATATAGCTCTTATAAGCTCTTCCGGGCCTGTCCTTACTACAGTATCATTTTTACTTGTAGGCGGTGGCGGTGGCGGTGGCCAAGGCGGAACTAACGGTGTAGGCAGTGGTGGGGGCGGTGGCGGCGTTGTGTTAGGTAATGCCACTGTTTCTGCAGGAACTGTTCTTACTTTTGTTTGGGGTGCTGGCGGCGCAGGTCAACCTACAAGTAATCCCGGCCCACAACGAGGTTCTACAGCATCTAATACGACTTTGAGCGCTCCAGGAATTACTACAGTAATTGCACTAGGTGGTGGCGGCGGAGGATGTGGAGGAGGTTTTCCTAGTCCGGCAATAGGTCAAGGTTTCAATGGAGGTTCGGGTGCTGGAGGAACAGGCGGGCAACCAGGAGGAACAGGTCTTCAACCAACATTTAATCCTGCAAATCCTGCAGTTTCTTCGCAGTATGGAAATCCTGGCGGAAGCAACCCTGGTGCTTCTTATCCGGCTGGGAGCCCAGGTGGTGGCGCCGGCGGTGCAGGTACAGTCGGCACGGTTCCAGTAAATGCCCCTGGTGGCGCAGATTTAACCATTCCTTCTTTTTCTGTAACTGTTGGCGGCGGTGGTGCTACAGCCCCAGGTCTTGCGCCACAAAACACAAGCGGATCAAACGGTTCACCTGGTGGGTATGGAGGACAATCTGCTTCTGGTGATCCTGTACCTGGTACTTCAGGAAATGGCGGGGGCGGATTAATTGCTTTAATGGTACCAACTGCAAGTTATCCCGGAACTGCGCCTGGGGCTACAGTTACAACTCCTGCAGCTGCCCCAGGAAAAACAGTATTAACATATACTTCTAGCGGTTCTTATACAGTATAAAATAAACTATGTCAAAATTAAAAGTATCAGAATTACAAAGAGCAACATCTATTAATCTTACAGATTTAATGTATGTTGTACAATCAAATACCAGTAAAGCGGTTACTGCGCAAGATCTACTGGGTAATATCAACGGTAATGTTAGAGTTACAGGTAGTATTACAGCTAACGCGATTGTAGCACCAAGTTATAGTTCTTCTCAAGCCAATGCACTTACTGTGTCAAATGGCACAATCATCTTCAATTCTCAAACAAATAAATTACAAGTTTATGCATCAGGCGGTTGGATAAACCTACATTAGTATGTTAAAAGAATATATCGTCAGTTTAAAACGTGACGTAGATTATAGTTTATTTTGGTCACAGATGGAGTCCGAGACAGATGGACTCCTTTTTGTGCCTAATAGGCGCGTAGATATAGTAAACAACAGAGATGGCAGTTTGCGTAGCTGCCATTACTCACTTACAGATGAAGAAGCTAACACATTAAGGACTGACGATAGAGTATATTCTGTAGAAATTCCTCCAGAACAAAGAACAGATATACAAATTGGTATTAGAGCAAGACAGACAGGTAATTTTAATAAACCAGTTACATCTAATGGTGCAAATGTAAACTGGGGTCTAGTTCGTGTTAGTAATAATAACAATGTATTCGGTGCTAATTTATCACCCACTGTGACAAGCTATGATTATTTTCTAGATGGAACAGGCGTCGATGTTGTTATACAAGATAGCGGACTGGAAGTAGCACATCCTGAGTTTAAAGACAACAACGGCAATTCCCGTGTACAACAAATAAATTGGTATACTGCTAGTGGATTGGGCGGCACTCAAAGCGGAAATCATTATAGGGATTTTGATGGTCACGGAACCCATGTTGCAGGTATTGCCACGGGCAAAACTTTTGGTTGGGCAAAAAATGCAAATGTATATTCTATAAAAGTATCAGGTCTTGAAGGATCAGGAGATTCGGGTACAGGTATATCCGTTACAGATTGTTTTGATGTAATTAAATTATGGCACAGAAATAAACCGATAGAGGCTTCCACCGGAAAGAAAAGACCAACCATTGTTAATATGAGTTGGGGCTATACTACAACAATTACTACCGCAGATATAACAGCAATAAACCACAGAGGTAATAGTTATACAGGTTCGCAAATATCTGGTTATATTAAAAAATGGTATTTTGGTTTATATCCTGTTGGTGTAATTAATGCCCAAGCTACAGATATGACATCATATACCACATCTACAAGAATAGGTTCAGTTGATACAGATATACAAGAATTAATAGACGAAGGTGTGCATGTAGTTATTGCTGGCGGCAATCATTATACAAAAATGGATGTGGCCGACGGTGCAGATTTTAATAACTATATTACGGCGGGTAGTACATATTACTGGCATAGAGGCAGTAGCCCATTGGACGATGAGGCTTTTAAGGTAGGTTGCATAGATTCAAGTGTACGTGCTGCAAACTTAGATCAAAAAGCAGATTTTAGTAATTCGGGTGATGCCATAGATATGTGGGCTCCGGGATCAAATATAATGAGTTGCACTAGTAATACAAATAGATTTAGTGCAGTAAGTTACAACTTAGATACTGGTTTTAAACAAGTTGTTTTAAGTGGTACATCTCAAGCAGCACCTCAGGTATGCGGTGTGTTGGCAACATTCTTACAAATGAACCCAGGAATTTCACCGAGACAATTAAAAATATGGGCTACTAATACGGCATCAGTTTCGGGTGTTATATATAATACCGGTAATGTTAATTTAAACGACTTTCAAAATTATCGCTCAACATTAAGTACAAAAAATAAATTTTTATACAATCCCTTTAATGCATTAGCATCGCAATCGGGTGGGGCAGTTGGTCTTACAGGACCCTTAACACTAACAAACGGAACTATAACACTGACCTAAAATGATAAATGAATTGACTGAAGACAATTTTATGATGTATGCCATTAAAAATTATGATAATCCCTCCTGCGTGGGGATGGATGAATTTTTGGATGATTTGAAAAGATTTAAGTACATTAAAAGATTGTTAAGAAAACATAATGTAGGTAAGGAATTGAAGGAACGATTAATATTGAACCATATAATTGTTCTTGGTAATTTATTTGGTGTTGAAGCAACAACAAAGATGTTGTTTTATAAATTAGAAGAAAAATTTTGGCCGCAGGTAAAAACATTTCTTGTGTTTTTAAATTATATGCCATTGAAGATAATAGTGTCTCCTGGAATAGAAATCTTAGATAAAGACATTCCTATAGATGAATCAATACTAGAAGATTTAAAGAGAATTTAATGGGAAAATTTGTAGACTCAGTCATTGCATTTAGAATACTACATATGTTGGTTGTTCCTTTTGAGAACACCGAGGCTTTTCGTCTTGGCATAATTGATAAAACGGGTAAAGAACTAATGAAGATGCGAGATCTTAATACTGTAGAAGAAAGGGATGCATATACCCTGCTTCACAGATTAGTTTTCCGATTAAAGAGAATTATAAATAAAGTACCAATAGAAAATAAAAAATTAGTGTCACTTGCCGCAGCATATGCTTTAATTAAAGAAGATCTTGCTAACGGTAAAGAGTCAATTAACCTTGAAGAGAAATTTTTATTAAAGCTTAACGAGGACCTAACAATGGAACTAATGGAAGTAAATGCAGCATTAGATAAAAGTAAAATTTTATCTTTTAGACAATTTGTTTCAGAAGAAGGTGAAGGTGCACCCGCAAATAATGCGGCTGCAACTGCAGGCGTAGCAGGTTTAGATAAAAATCCCCCAGTAAGTAAAAAAGCACAAAGAAAATGGACATCTACTAATAGCATGTTCACAAGAGGAAAACCCAATGCATGAACAAGAAGAATTGCAACGCATAACAGTATTGGAAACAGAAGTTAAAGGAATTACTCGAACTGTGGAAAAGCTTGAAAGTAAGATTGATTCCAATTATTCTACTCTACATCATCGCATAAGTGAAATGCGCGATGACATGATTACCAATATTGAAACCAAACATGATAAGGTTATGGAAAAACTTGATGAACAAACCAAAGCTAGTACGGACCAGCATAAAGCTATTTCAGATAAAATGGCTGCTATCGAAAAATGGCGCTGGATGGTAATGGGCGGCGCTATTGCTGCAGGCTATGTTTTGGCTCATCTTAAATTGGAAAAGTTGTTCTAAACACTTGACTTCTCTCTAAAATTATATTATAATAAAGACTCTAATGGGAGTCTCGTTTTGTCTTTATTCACTGATCTTAAATATCTCAAACTAATAAGTAACCGTTTGCCTCTGTTTAAACAGAAGAGCGAACGTCTTTACAACTGCAGATGTATTCTTTGCGGAGACTCATCAAAAAAGCAAAGTAAAACACGTGGTTATTTTTATGTTACTAAAAATGATTTGTATTATAAGTGTCATAATTGTAGTGTGTCCATGCACTTTGGTTCATTCCTAAAACAACTAGATGGTTTTCAGTATAATCAATATGTAATGGAAAGATATAATGAGGGCTTGCCAATGAACAAGCCACATCAAAAGATTGAAGACAAATTTAGAATGGAAGAGCCTGTTTTTGAGAAGAAGGAAGAGACATTATTAGATAAGATATTAGATAGGCTTGATACTTTACCCGAAGACAATGAAGCAGTTCAGTTCTGTCTTAAAAGAAAAATTCCAAAGGCAATGTTCAACCGTTTGTACTTTATCTCAAATATAAAGGATATTGTGCAACTTTCTGATAAATATAAAGACAAAATAACAACAGAAGAACCTAGGTTAGTTATTCCTTTTTATAATAATATTGGTCAACTCTCAGGAGTAACTTGCAGAGGATTGCGAGGAGAATCCTTAAGATATTTGGTTATTAAAATTAAAGAGGACGATGCCTTGATATTTGGAATGAATGAGGTTGATAAAAACAAACCAATTTATGTAACTGAGGGTCCATTGGATAGTTTGTTTTTACCAAATGCAATCGCAGTAGGTGGTACATCTTTCGGTAAAATGGAATTATTAGATTTGCCAAAAGATAAATTGGTTATGATTATTGATAACCAACCGAGGAATAAGGATGTTGTCCGAGTGCTTGACAAGGTTATAGAACGGCATTATAATGTGGTTATATGGCCTCAGAACATTGAAGAAAAGGACATAAATGAAATGGTTGAAAATGGTATTGATGCTGCCAAAATTGTAGCAAAAAATATATTTTCAGGTTTAGAAGCTAAAATGAAATTTACAGAATGGAAAAGGTGCTAAATATGAAATCCGCGATTGTTACAGTAGTTACAGATCCAGAAACAGGTGAATTAATTTTACCATTAGATAACGAAATTTTTGATGAGACAGGTTGGGAAATTGGTGACACTTTAGAATGGATAGACCAAAAAGATGGTTCTTGGTTGTTGAGGAAACAAGAAAAAGAATGGGTATTAGTTGAATGTGTTAGTACATTCCGTCAACGCTATATGGTTCAAGTACCAAAGGGTAAAAAAGAATGGGCTATGGACACCGTGGTCATGCATGAAGCAAAAGAGTTCAGCCAAGAACATTTAGGTGAACAAATTGTTAGTCATCGTGTTGTGTCTGAGGAAGATGCATTAAAAATGTGCGACGAAGACAATGAATATGCTAGGCCATGGAGTGACGAGCATAAAATTAATACATTCTTTACTAAAGAAGGCGAAAAGGAAAAATACTGATGAAAGTATACATAAACAACTACAAAGATCACTGGATTAGTCCTTACACCGTGTTGGACTATGCGTTCTTTTGGACTGACTGGTCAAAGTGTTCTCGATGGACTGTGGAGCAAAGTCTTGAAGATGCCCGCCGAGAAAAATCTTTGTTTGTGGAACGTCCAGAATGGTGTGACAAGTTGGCGGATAGACTAGTACCTATTAGTAAAGCAATTCAATGGTTTTGGAGTAAAGTTGACCGCAAAATTAATTATGTAAAAATTGACCGATGGGATACATGGTCAATGGATCACACACTCGCATATATCATTTTGCCAATGCTCAAGCAATTGAAAAAAGATAAGCATGGTTCCCCGTTTGTGGATGACGAGGACGTACCCGAAGAACTAAAGTCAACATCTGCACCACCCAAAGAAAACGAGTGGGACACCGATGCCAACCACTTTGCTCGTTGGGACTGGGTCATGGATGAAATGATTTTTGCATTTGAACATAAAGTCGATGATTTATGGCAAGATGCATATCGTTCAGGTGAGCATGATTTGCTTTGGATCCCAGTAGATAAGGAAGGCAATGAAGTGGCAAAAGGCGAGCACAAGTTTTATCAAATGACACACGGCCCCAAAGACACATATAAATGTGACTATGATGGTATAAAAATTGTTGAGAATAGAATGAAAAATGGATTCCGTTTGTTTGGGAAATACTACGAAGGATTGTGGGACTAATATGGATAAACAAGGATTTGATAATTGGTTGTTTGATAACTTTAAATTAAGAGATCTACCTGACACCAACACCAGAGAATTGTTATGGGAAGCCTGGCAAGCAGCAATAAAATATGAACAAGATAAACCAGTTAGAACATATAGATGGGATGGTGTTTTGCGTTGAAAGTTAAATTACACTCATACTCCCAACCTGCGGAATACTTTGCAGAAAATATGACAGAACTCGTAGCATTTTGTGCTAGAGTTTCAAATCCATCTAATCAAGGCAATAAGGAAACTTCTGAAAAGTTAATTAAATATCTTATTGCCAATAAGCATTGGTCTCCTTTGGAAATGGTTTCTCTTACCCTTGAGATTGTAACCACGCGAGATATTGCAAGACAAATGCTTCGCCATCGCTCATTTTCATTTCAAGAATTTAGCCAGCGGTATGCAGACCCTACAAAAGATTTAGATTTCGATATACGAGAGGCTCGCCTACAGGATTCTAAGAATAGACAAAACTCCGTAGAGTTAGATATGACGAATCTTGCTGATAGAGAATTAAGTAGAATGTGGGAAGAAAAACAGCATGATATAATCAAGCTGGCAAAAGAAACCTATAGATGGGCTGTTAACAATGGCATAGCAAAAGAACAAGCAAGGGTAGTTCTCCCAGAGGGTAATACTGTTAGTCGTTTGTATATGGCTGGAACTTTGCGTAGTTGGATACACTATATTCAGCTTAGATCCGAAAATGGAACACAAAAAGAACATATTGAAATTGCAAAAGCATGCGCTGAGGCTATTTCTAAGATTTTTCCACTAACTAAAGAATTGTGATTAGATATATAAGATATGTGGATATTATCTTTTCTTCCTAACTGGGTTTTTCATGCAATACTCGCAACAGGCGTTTTGACTGTACTTGCGAGTACTTTCTTTGGCTTCATTCCCTTTATTCGAACCTACACAACACCTGCAAAAATAATTGGTTATATACTTGTAGCCTTTGGTCTTTTCCTCGAGGGCGGCCTAGCAGATAATGCGGTGTGGGAAGCGAGAGTCAGAGAAATGGAAGCAAAAGTTGCTAAAGCAGAGGTTGAATCTGCAAAAGAAAACATAAAGATTGTAGAGAAGGTTGTGAAGAAAACAGAATACATTACAAGACGAGGTAATGATATTGTTAAATATGTGGATAGAGAGATAGTTAAGTATGATACAAAATTCGCACCTGGCGGAATTTGCGAAATCCCTAAAGAATTTATCAAAGCACATAATGATGCCGCGGAGCAACCACAATGAGTGCAATTAAATATTTTATTTTAATTGCGGTTTTCTCCATCATAACTGGATGTTCTACAACGGTTCCTGTAACTGCAAAATTTCCAGATGTACCTGAGAGACTTTTAATCAAGTGTCCCGAACTTGAAAAATTAAAAGATGAAGCTAAACTAAGCGACATATCTAAAACAGTAGCAATAAATTATAGCACTTACTACGAATGTGCAGTTAAGAACGATGCGTGGATTGAATGGTATCAAATTCAAAAACGTATTTTTGAATCAATAAAATAATAAAAATTGGAGTAAGAATGACTAAAGATGTAGTCCATGGGATTAATGTCAATTATACTAGAGATAGTTTATTTGATGAATTGGGAATTAAAAGATTAAAAGAAAGCTATATGAAAGACGACGAGGTATCTCCTCAGGAAAGATTTGCATATGTATCAAAATCTTTTGGCTCGAATAAAGAGCATGCACAACGACTTTATGAGTATTCGTCTAAGCATTGGCTTTCTTATTCTACTCCCATTCTTAGCTTTGGTCGTAGCAAGCG